TTACTTATGCTCAATCAGTCACAGAACAAAAAAATGCCGCAGAAAAAAGATTATCTAAATTAGATAAGTCCTATGTTTCTGAGTTTGAAAGTAGAGTTACAACTAGTTTGGCAGCAGCAAAACTAGCTCTTAAAAATGCTATTGAGTCTCAAAACGTGGAAGCGCAAATTGCAGCACAAGAACAATTAGCTAATTTATCTGTAGAAAATGCTAGATTAAATTCTTTAAAAATTGCTGATAAAGATGTTGCTCCTAGAGAAAGAGAAGTAAATATTAATACTCAACAAAAGCAACAACCACAACAATCTGATCCTAGAGCCGAAGAGTGGGCTTCTAAAAACAGTTGGTTTGGTAATGATACAGCAATGACATATACGGCTTTTGATATACATAAAAAGCTTGTGGAAGAAGAGGGATATGACCCTAAATCTGACGAATATTATGTTGAAGTTGATTCAAGAATAAGACTTGAGTTTCCGCACAAATTTGATAAAGTACTATCAAATACTACAGAAAGAGTAAAACCTACTCAAGCTGTAGCTTCAGCTAATCGTTCAGCTTCAACAGGACGCAAAAAAACTGTAAGACTCTCGCCGTCTCAGGTAGCAATTGCTAAAAGAATAGGCGTGCCACTCGAAGAGTATGCGAAACAAGTAAACAATATCACGGAAGGACAATAAGCATATGGAAAATGAAAAAATAAAGACTTCACGTGCGAGCGAAAGTAGAGCTAAAGAAGTTAAAAAAACTACATGGACTCCACCCTCATCACTTGATGCACCACCTGCGCCCCACGGGTTCAGACATAGATGGATAAGATCAGAAATTCTTGGATTTGACGACACCAAAAATATGGCCGGCAAACTAAGAGAAGGATGGGAGTTAGTTAGAGCTGACGAATATCCAAACGAAAACTTTCCAAGTATGAATGAAGGAAAATACGCAGGAGTCATAGGAGTAGGAGGCCTAGTGCTGGCTAGGATATCTGAAGAAATCGCACAGTCTCGTGAAAAATATTTTAATAAACAAACACGAGATAGAGACGAAGCCGTAAACAACGATCTTCTTAAAGAGCAGCACCCAAGTATGCCAATCAATAGTGAAAGGCAGACTCGTGTAACTTTTGGTGGTACAAAGAAAGACTAATTATTTAGTAATTCCTAAACCAACAGAAAAAATATAAACCGTACTATAAGCCTTTCGGGGCAGGTACATAAAAAGGAAAAAAAAAATATGGCAAATAATAGCACAGCGGGCTTTGGATGCAGACAGACTATGACAGTTGGAAATACTCCAGCTACAGGTGGTCAATCTGAATTCTTAGTTCAAGGCGGGGCCGCTCCCGGAGTAACAAGACCTATTTTCAAAGGCGCTCCTGTAGGAATGCAGACAGCAGCTGGCGGAGCAGGTGTTCTTGGATTTATTCAAGATCAAACAGCAGCAGCAATGACAGACAATGTAGCCGGTGGCGCAGTCTGGGCAGCAGGTACTGGCGGAAGAAATCTAAGTCTTGGTGTTTTCAATGGCGCAACTTTTGTTGACGTAACTGGAAAACCTTCATGGACTAATGGTTTAGCTGGAGGTCAAACATCTGCGATAGATTACAATACAGGTAGTAATAATATTACTGCTTTTGTAAATACTAACCCAGATCAAGAATACACAGTAAGAGCAGACGCAGCATTAACTAATGCTAGTTTTAACACATTAACTAATGTTGGCTTTAACTTAAATACAGCTGGAGCCGGAAGAAATGGTATGTCCGATTCTAGTTTAGATTTAAGTGGAGTTGCAACTACTGGTGTGGCTAACTACATGTGGAAAATCGTAAGATCAGCAAATGTTATGAATCAGCAAGACTTCACAGTCCCTGGTGCAGATATTATTGTTTCTTACAGTAACAATGCCGCGGCATATAAATAACCCCAAATAGGAGAATATAAACATGGCAATATCAAGAGCACAACTAGTTAAAGAACTAGAGCCAGGTCTAAATGCACTATTTGGACTTGAGTACAGAAACTACGCAGATGAAACAAAAGAGATATTTGATACGGAATCTTCAGACAGAGCGTTTGAAGAAGAAGTGATGTTATCGGGTTTCGCAAATGCAGCCGTTAAACCTGAAGGCCAAGGCATTCAGTTTGATGACGCACAAGAAACTTTCACTGCTAGATACACAAACGAAACAATCGCGTTAGCGTTTGCAATCACAGAAGAAGCTATTGAAGATAACTTGTATGACAGACTTGCGTCTAGATATACAAAAGCTTTAGCAAGATCTATGGCAAACACTAAACAAG